TTTCTCTTAAGTTTTCTTCCATCCTGTTGGCAAGCGTAACACACTTCAAGATTCCGGGCTTCTTTTCCAATTCGTGAATATGTCCATTTTTCAATAATTCTATATCGCTTTTTAACTGAGTCACCTTTTTTTCGACCAAATCTTTATTCATTTTATCCGCCCTCCGTTATTTAATTCACCTCTCAAAATCTTGCACACCGTTGAGGAAACAATGTGGTCTACTAGGCCTCGCCGCTCGGCTTCCTCACAGAGCATACGGGAGCTCCATTTCTTTTTACCGTCTGGCGGCGTGCTTGCCGCAATCTCCCTTATCTGACGGGCGATCTCCGGCGTGATCTTGCTATTATAGCCAGCGCATGTCCTCTGCTTACGGTAAACAGCCGCTTCTACACCACCCGCCGCATATTCTGTCCGAACAGTCTGTATCGTTGTATCTGTAGTGCCAAGAATCTCTGCCAGCTTCTTGATCGATACTTTTTCCGGCTGTGTTGCTTCGGACATAAGCAAGATTCTTGCGCGCATAATTGTACGTTCTGATTCCTTTTCCTCACATACGATTTTCGTGAGCAAACTGCGTTCTGAATCAGATAATTCGATATGATATTTAGTCTTCGCCATATTTGCTCCTCCGATCGGTGATAGGATACCATAAGTGTTTGAAATAAGCAAGATATGCAAAACGCAAAAAGGAGCATCCAGCCATCTCTGGCCAGACACTCCCTTCTGTCATTTACGGTTCTCCAGGATACCGCCGTCGATCAGGCGATAATTCTGATCATAAAAACTATAGTCAAAACCATCTGCCGTAGTCTGGATCATGAAATATCTGTCTCCCAGCTCATAGGCAATCTCCGTGTCATGGAGTGCAAGAGCAAGCTCCAATTCTGCATGGACAGCCTGTATCTCCGGATTATTCCACACCTCCACCGCCGTAAAGTCCAAGGTCATGGTATCAATCCCGTTCTGACATTGAATAAAATCAAGGCTGCCAGGCATCGGATTGGTGTTCTGAATACCGAGTGCTTTCAGTCTGTCATTCGGAATCGCAAAATAAGCGGCAAGGGCTTCATCAAGGCTCTGGTATTCTTTAATTGCCAGCGGCCCTCTGACAGCCAGATCCTCTACCACATAGTAGTGGTCGATAAAAGCTTTTTCTGACGGTTCTTTTCCATCCTGCAATAATCCCCGGTCACGCAATTCCTTTCGAAAAAGGTCTGTAAAGCCATCCAGAACCGCCGGATGGGAATCGACAACGAATGCCCTTCTCCGGTCTTCTCCCGCAGTATTCGTGTCCTCTCCAACGGCAACAGATTGTGCCCATTCCTTATTGCTGCCGGAGAATCGGCCATCCCATGACTTCTGCTGTATCGTGTTGGCGAGAACATAAGCCGTTCTTTCCGTACCGTATTGCTCCAGTACCGATCTAACCGCTGCCGGATTCAGGTGCATTCCGTCAAAATTCTCCCGGATTGCCTGCTCTATGTAGACGCCCACATGCCGATACGCCGCATGATCTTCCTTGCTCTAACTGCGATTTGCATGTCAGAATCATTTTCCAAGTAGGATTGAATTGGATCGATGACCACGAGCTGAGGAGTACATTCGATGATAGCATTTCGTATTCTCTCATCATCCAATGTAAGCCCTTCATGAACTTCTTCATTGATAAAGGCGATATTCCGACAGTCCGCTCCGGCAGCTTCAAGCCGAGGTTTAATGGTATCGCCAGCTTTATCCTCAGAACATTGGTAGATAATCTTATGCGGTCTTCCGAAGGCCACACCGTCCGGAGTTGCGCCGCCCTTTGATAATTCGGCGATGAAATGCATCATCATTGTAGATTTCCCGTCGCCGGGATCCCCCTGCAGAAGCGTGATTTTTCCGATGGCGATATACGGGTACCAAAGCCACTTTAGCGGCTCTGATTTGACATCACTGTAATACGTCAGCAGTCCCGTTTCCATCACCATTCACCAATCTTTCGCATCTGCTTTCACCTCAAGAGTTACCCGATTCTGTACATTCTCATTATACAGCGGTAACGCCGATCTCAGTTCCACCTGTTAGTTCCACTTGTTCGGATTATTAGAACCATCAGTTCCAAAAATCGCTTAAGATGGCGCAATAGATGGCTATGTGCCAACCACCATCTAAAAAAATGAAGTTGCTATGTGCAAAACCTGACGCTAATATGCTGCTACCTATAGCGGGCCTCACGGAAAGGAAGGTACATCTATGGCCCTCGACTACGAAAGCATAGGCAAGCGCATCAAGCGATATAGAATGGATAAAAAGATGTCCCAGGAGGATCTTGGAGGGATCGTACACATCACAGGTCGTCACATGAGCAACATCGAAACCGGTGCGAAAGGCCCGAGCCTTGAGATGCTGGTCATGATCGCCAACGCTCTGGATGTCTCCGCAGACGATCTTCTGACGGACAATTTGAAGCATTCCAGCTCCCCCGTCGGCACAGAAATTCACGATCTGCTGCTCGACTGCAACAATGATGAAAAAGCCATCCTCACCAAGACGGTCAAATTCCTAAAGGCCACCCTGGCTGAGCACGGCGTCTAAGAAATACGAAAACTGCCCGCATAGGTGGCAGCTGCATCCATGAACACATTCTTGGGTGCTTCTGTCCTCTACACGGGCAGTTTCATGTATTATTGTTTCGCCCAGTCCTCGATGAATCGAAGGAACTTCTCTGGCTGCTTTTTTATGTACTCTTCTCCATTAACGGCGGGAAGCTGCTCCCGGATGAATTCCAGCGTCCTCTTCATAAGCGGGTCACCGCCATCTTTCCATCCCTGTGTGCCTATCATAGCCATTGCCTTGGCTGATTCAATCAGGGCGGTCAACCTCTCGCTATTGATCTTCGTCTGCGCACCATTCTGGCTGACTATTCCAGCAAGTGTCTCTCTCTTTGCTTCCGGCGTCAGATTCTTCAGATATGAGTTCACGGCTGTGGCTATGATCAGATCAGAGCGGTCAAATCCGTAATCTTCTATGTTCTTCATGTGAGCGCCTCCTATGTTTTCTGGCAGCTATGTGTGTCCTGCCGCCTTGTGGTACAGGGTAAACCAGAGTTTTGCGCATAGCAAGCGGTTCGAGAGATTATTGTAAGATAAAGACAAAAGGAGCCCACTCACTCCGTTTTCGAGTTGGGAGATAGTTCCCAGGTGGAAAAGGAAGTCAGTGGGCAATTCTTTTTATCTGTAATACCCCGCGTACCACTCAGTGAAGGCTCTTAAGCCCTCACGGATACCGATCCTCGGGGTGAAACCGTAATCCCGCTCTAGCGCTTCGGAATCTGCGTAGGTGACGGGTACATCACCAGCCTGCATGCCGACCAGCTCGCGGTGACCTTCGAAGTCATAATCCTCAGGCAACACCTTCGCTCTGACCAGCTCCTCCTGGAGTATGCTGATATAGTCGAGCAGATTTTCAGGCTGTCCGCCGCCGATGTTGTACACAGCATAAGGAGGGAGCGGCAGACCATCTTCGCCGTTTTTCTTTTCCGGCGCACCCTGCATAACACGAACGATGCCTTCCACAATATCGTCGATATAGGTGAAGTCCCGGCGCATATCGCCATAGTTGAAGATTTGGATGTTCTTCCCGGCTACCAGCTTCTGTGTGGCGCTATAGTAGAACATGTCCGGACGACCGGCAGGACCGTAAACGGTGAAAAAGCGCAGGCCAGTAGATGGAATGTTGTAGAGCTTACTATAAGCATGCGCCAACAGCTCATCGCTTTTCTTGGTGGCCGCGTAGAGGGATACGGGATTGTCCACCTTGTCGTCCGTGGAAAACGGCACCTTCTTGTTCCCGCCGTAGACGCTGCTACTCGACGCATAAACCAAATGTTCCACAGGATTGTGGCGGCATGCCTCCAGCAGATTGTAGAAGCCAATGATATTGCTTTCGATATACACATCCGGATGGTCGATTGAATACCGCACACCCGCCTGCGCAGCGAGGTTCACCACGATGTTGAAGCGGTATGTCTGGAACAGCTCATCCACCAGTGCCTTGTCACCGATGGATCCTTTCACAAACACATGTTTAACAGGAGAGTTTTCCGCAGCCTTCTCTACCTGAGCGAGTCTCCACTCTTTCAGGCTCACATCGTAGTAGTCGTTCATATTGTCGAGGCTGACTACGGTGCCGGAGGACATATCCTTCAGCAGGCGAATCACAAGATTTGCCCCGATGAAACCCGGACACCCTGTAACAAGGATCGTCTTCCCATTCAAATCTATCTTCTGCATCCTTAATCCCTCCTGAACAGGTCGCGTGTGTATACCTTTTCTTCCACGTCATCAAGGACGCTGTCGTAACGGTTGGCAATAATACATCCGCACATTTTCTTGAATTTCTTCAGATCGTTGACCACGACAGAGCCGAAAAAGGTTGTTCCGTCTTCCAGTGTCGGCTCATAGATAACAACGGTTGCGCCCTTAGCTTTGATACGCTTCATTACGCCCTGGATGGAGGATTGACGGAAGTTGTCGCTATTGGATTTCATAGTCAGGCGATAAACACCAACCACAACTTCCTTCTGCCTGCTCTCCTTATCGGCGGAATATGCTTCACTGTTGCCGTAGGTCCCGGCGATCTCCAGCACACGGTCAGCAATGAAATCCTTTCGGGTCCTGTTGCTCTCCACGATAGCCTGAATCAGGTTTTCCGGCACATCCTGGTAGTTAGCCAGAAGCTGTTTCGTGTCCTTCGGCAAGCAATACCCGCCGTATCCGAAGGAGGGATTGTTGTAATAGTCACCCACGCGGGGATCAAGGCATACGCCCTTGATGATCGGCGCGGTCTTCAGATGCTTGACCTCGGCATAGGTATCCAGTTCGTTGAAATAAGAAACTCGCAGAGCGAGATAAGTGTTCACGAACAGCTTTGTGGCCTCTGCCTCCGTGGTCTCCATGAAAAGTACAGGGATATTGGTTTTTATAGCACCCTGCTGAAGCATCGCGGCAAAGGTCTGTGCGGCAGGCATATTAGCTTCATCGCTTCCCACAATGATCCGGCTAGGATACAGGTTATCGTAGAGCGCCTTGCTCTCCCTTAAAAACTCCGGGCTGAAGATGATGTTATCCATGCCCATCTTCTCACGGATATGGACTGTGTATCCAACCGGAATCGTGGACTTGATGACGACGGTCGGCTTATCTGTCCGATCCATCGTAGCCTCTTTGATAAGGCTCAGGACGCTTTCCACAGCAGAACAATCGAAGAAATTTGTCTTAGGATCGTAGTTGGTCGGAGCAGAAACAATGATGAAATCTGCATCAGTATAAGCAGAAATCGCATCTGTGGTTGCATGGAGACTTAAGTCCCGCTCCTCATGCTCAGCCATATATTTCTCTATATACTCATCCTGGATTGGGCTCTTCCAGTTGTTGATCTTCTCAACCTTCTCAGGGATAATATCCACAGCGGTCACATTGTGGTGCTGGGCCAGCAGAACGGCAAGGGAAAGACCGACATAGCCTGTACCGGCTACAGCAATCTTCTTTCTCCCAACGGCAACTGACTCTGCTTCATCATCCACAATGACATCCGTGGGCTGAAAGCCCAGAGCAGCTGATAGTGAGAGAAGCTGATCCACGGAGGGGCTATAATCCCCTGACTCAAGACGTGACAGAATAGAACGGTTTATGTTTGCTTTCTCCGAAAGAGCAGTCTGAGAAAGTTTGAGAGTCTTTCTCCTGCTGACCACGATTTCAGATAGTAGTTTGAGTGATAGATGCTTCATTACAGCCTCCTGTTGCTGATAGCGTCAATCTAGTGAGACACGGAACATTTTTATTGTAGCAATTATAGTTTCGAGAATCAATAGTTTTGTTACAATTTTATGTGAAATCTTTTTGAATACGAGCTTTTTTCTTTGATTTCTGTTGCTGTTAGCGTCAGCTGATTCACTGCGAATGTCGCTGTAAACGACAAAAAGGCCCGCCTGCTCTGCTTTCACTTCGGATAACACCTCTCCAAAGTTCTGAAAGCAAAACAGGTGGGCAATTACAGAATCTCAATCCCATCATCTTTGACCACAATCCGCGCTGCGTCTCCAAACTTCAGCAGTTCCTCTTCCTTCACGTTCCGCCCCTTACAGCCTGTCCCTTTCCGTTTGTCACGGCAGATCCAGGTTTTGATCTTCTGCCCTCCTTGGCCGTTGACTGTCCGCCTGGTCATCGGAGCACCGCATTCGCCGCAGAAAACTTTCCCATATAAAGAATGTGGCTGACCACCTCTGTGACCAACCACTTCTTCCATCAGCTTATTCTCATCCAGCTTTTTCTGTACTGCGTCCCACACATCCCTGCTCACAATCGCTTCATGATCGTTTTCCAGATAGTTGCTTTCAAAGGGGATCGTCGGGTCAGGTTTCTTGGTGATGAAGTCCCTCGGCGGCTGCTTCTGAAGCAGTTTATCGCCCTTGTAGGTCTCGTTTTTCAAAATGTAAAGGATGGCATTACGGCTGAGGGGATTACCGCTCCTCGACTTCACACCGAGGTCAGTAAGTGTCCGGATAATCTCGTCAATGCTCACGTCCCGAAGGAACAGTGTGTAGATGAGCCGGATAATATCCGCGTCCTTATTCGGTACCAGCTTTTTGTTTACCGTGTCATATCCGAGGATGCGGTTGTTGCCAAGGTTGAACTCGCCGCGCTTGAACCGCTCCTGATACCCCCAGCGGATGTTTTCGGAAATGCTGCGGCTCTCGTTTTCCGCAATGGCTGCCATGAGGGAGAAGATGAACGAACTGGTCGGATCGTCGGTCCGCAGGTTTTCCTTCTCAAATTCCACGGCAACATTCCGTGTTCTCAGCAGATCGGCGTACTTCTTGCATTCCGCTACGTTACGGGAAAAGCGGGAGACGCTCTTGCAGAGGATCCGGTCGATATTCCAACCCATCGCCGCATCGATCATTCTCATGAATTCCGGCCGCTTCTCGGCGCTGAGACCGGAAAGGCTGTCTGCGTATACGCCTACGAGTTGCCAATCGGAGCGGAGACTGATAAGCTCGGTGTAGGCCGCCTGCTGTTCTTCCAGGCTGTCTTCCTGCTCCTCCTTTTTTGTGCTGACGCGGCAGTAAACCGCGACCCGCACCTTCTTGTTCTCCCGCTTCGCAGGAATTCTGCTTATCTTCATGATGCCCTCCTTAAACTGCTGCAAGCCCCATCAGGAACCGGTACTTATTCTTCTTCTCACCGCTTCTCACGCGATCCAGAAAATCGTTGTAGAAAACAGAATAGCGGGATGGGCAGTAGCGTTCTTCAGAGAAATCCATCTCCACAACGCTTGTCTCCCCGTCCCGCCATCTAATGGTGATCTGGTCCTCGCCTAACCGGATCTCTTCCACGCTGTCATCCAGCCAGTAGAATTCTACGGTTTCTTTTGCCTCACCGTACTTTTCCTGATATGCTTTTATCAGCGCCTCATCCAGCACATTCTGGATGACCAGGCAGTCTCCGCATCCACCCTCGCTGTAACAGCCCCAGCCGCCGTTCTGGATCTTCGAGCCGTCATAGTAAAAGTTGTTCAGGCTCCCATGCACCAGGGGCTTTCCACAATGCGGGCACCTGAGCGTTTCACCGTAAGGGTAGGTGCTGTTCCCGTTCTGTACCTGACGCATGCTCCTGATCTTCTGCGCCTGATCGAAAACGTGCCGGTCAATGATCGCGGCATGCGCGTTCTCAACATGGAACATCGGAACCTCACCCTTGTTTCGGATCTGCCTGTGGTCGAGGTGGTTTTCAATGTAGGTCTTCTGCAGGACCACATCGCCGGCATACTTTTCGTTTGTGATCATCCGGTCGAGCTGCAGCCGCTTCCAGTGACTTCCTGCAGGGGGCTTGACGCCCCTTACGGTCATGTCGTTTACGATGTCCATCGGAGCTTCGCCGTGAACGTAGCGGGCGAAGATTTCCTGAACAACCGCCGCCTCATCCTCCTGGATCAGAAAAAGCTCATCATCTGTGTGGTAGAAGCCGTAAAGGGGAACCTTAACTTCATGCCCTGCTTCAAACCTCTTCCGGATGCCCCACTTCACGTTTTCCGAGATGCTCCTGCTCTCTTCCTGGGCGAAGGATGCCATGATGGTCAGGACCATTTCCGATAGGGAGTCTGCCGTATCGATTCCTTCCTTCTCAAAGAAAAGCTGAACACCGTAGCTTTGCAGTTTTCTGACCGTCTGGAGGGTATCCACAGTGTTTCTGGCGAATCGGCTGATGCTCTTCGTGATTATGTAGTCGATCGTCCCAGCTTTGCAGTCCTCGATCATCTGCTGGAACTGTACCCTGCCTTTTACCGAAGTTCCGCTCAGGCCTTCGTCCGCATAAATTTGTACCAGATCCCAGTCCCCACGCTGTGCCGCTCTGAACCGGAAAGCCTCCATCTGGTTTTCCAGGCTTTCGAGCTGGGCGTCCTTATCTGTGCTCACACGGCAGTATGCGGCGACCCGTTTGCGTGATGCAGCCTTTGGCTGCTCAATCTTCGTTACTGTTCTCATGCGCTCCTCCTACTCATAGCTCCGCTGGTAATCCGTTCTTGCACCCGGTCGAAAAGCTCCGGGCTCACAATCGGCTCATGATGTTCTTCAATGTAAATCCTGTCCCTGTAGTCCTTATTCATGACCTGTTTTCCAGGAACCAGGCAGATTGTTTTGTGCGAGTAGTAATCACCCTTGTAAACCACATTTGTCAGCAGGTACCTCAGTCTGCTCTGGCTCCAGGTGATGCTGCCCATCTCATTCAGCGTCCTTCGAATTTCTGCGTAGTGCTTTCCTTCATCTAACATCTCGAAGGCTTTTCTGACCAGCGGGGCTTCTTCCTCGTTTATGACCCACTGGTGATTCCCGCCGTTTTTGTAGCCGAAGGAAATCCTGCCGAAGGGTCTGCCTTCAAGCGCGTACTGCTCGTGAGCCAAAAGTGCATGCTGGCTGATGCTGTGGCTTTCCTCTTCCGCAATCGCCGCGAGGATGTTCAGAACGAGCGTGCTCTTCTCGTCCTGCGTATTCAGGTTTTGCTCCTCGAAAATGATGTTCACACCAATGCTTCTAAGCTCTCTGATCATCTCCACGCACTCCGCCATGTTGCGGGCAAACCGGGAAATGGACTTTGTGAGGATCAGGTTGATCTTACCTGCCCTGCAATCATCCATGAGCTTCTGCAGCCCATGGCGGCCGGAAATTTTCAGTCCGCTCTTGCCCTTATCACCGTAGATGCCCACAAGCTCCATGGTAGGGTTGGCATTGATCAAGTCGGTAAAGTACGCGACCTGCAGCTCGTAGGAGCCTTCCTGTACTTCCTTATCCGTACTAACGCGGCAGTATGCCGCTGTTTTGATCTTCTTCATTCTGGTGCTCCTTTCCGAGTGCCTACGCACCCGTTTTCCTCTCTTGAGGTAGTGTATTAATCACTCTTTTGCCCGTACATTTCAACTTGTTTTTCGATATTTCTACCTATAATAAGCGGGTCTTTTTGAACGAAAATTCGGCCGATTATGAGTGCAGAATTCGTTCAATGTACCCCGGATTATTCGATGTAAAAAGGCGAGAGGGAGCGGTTATGCTCCCCCTCAAAAGGTCAAAGTTTCTTGGTATACGCGAGGCTGATCCAGCCGTTTCGCTGATCTGCATAAGCCTTCAGCAAGCCCCAGCCGTCCTGCTCATCAACAATGGTGTAGACGCCCACGGGGATATAGCCGTAGGAGGCGTAGGAAGTGGACGGGCCCTTCCTGTAATTGAGGTCGGTGATGGAGACCTTCACCAGGTAAGGTGTGAAGGTGGTCTGAACAGCCGGATATACCTGATTGCCATTATCGTCAAAGGCGGCATAACCGGGATTGGCGTCAACGCAGTTCTTCGCGTTCTGGAACACCGTGAATGCTCCAATCTGACTGGACTTCTCCGCCCAGCTCTTACGGACGCGATAATACTTCGTCGGCGCAGGCTCATCCGGTGTTACCGGCACGGTCGTTCCGGGTTTCCAATCGCCTTTGACCTTCTTGCCAATAGTCACGTTAGTGGCGGTATGATGGCCGTCATTCAGGAGAATGTCGCCGGGCAGCAGATAATCACCGCTGGTCAGATATTTGGTATCCGTAAGCAGCTGAAAACCAGCCTTTGTCAGCGCTGAACGCATATTCCCGGTATAGGTGCCGGTATGATTCTGGAGGGCTTTGATGCCGAGCAGATACCCTGCCGCCGTTACATTGGCGCAAACGCCTGCCGAGCAGTCGGCCTCACAGTTCACTGTGATCTTGGACGGCTCCCATCCCACTGATTTCAGCTGTGTCAGATACGTTCTGTTCTGGCTCTGGTCGTATCCGATGTGATCATTCAGCGCAGCATCGATAGCAAGCTGGGCAAGTTTCAGTGCGACCTTCTGGTCCGGATACCGGAGCACACAGGTCCAGGGACGGCTGTACCAATCCCGCATACGCCACTCTTTTCCGGTCTGGTCACCTGCCTGACCGCCTGAGTAAGCGCCGTTCTCATCGGAACCACTGTTGGAAATATAGTGTGTCCCGGTCGAGTTGATATACTTCGCATGAGTAGCGGACAACTGCTCTGTCTCCGACTGATCCTTTGCAGGCGATGCTGTTCCATACTTACTCAGGAATTCCTCACCATAACCGGCGCGTTTTACCTGAACTGCCTCACTCTGATCCGCAGGACGCTCGAACTTCAGCAGTACAGCATCGGTGGCTTCCCGAACTGTTGTCGCTGTAGTCAGCACCTTCCAGATAGGCGTATAATCTTCCTTCATCATTTTCAGGAAGTGATCGACCTGCATATCCCGGTCACCGATGGATTTGCCGCTTGCCTTGGCAAAGTTCAGCAGGCTTTCCTTGATCGACCAGTACGTTGCCTGGTAAAGCCCATATCCGGCAGAATCATGGACAAAACTTGTGTATGAGCCATTGTCCACAGCAGAGGTATATTGCTCATCGGTCATTCCCAGAGACTTTTCATAACTGTTCTGGAGATTGTTCGCCCGAAGGCTGCTCTCTGCCATGAAATTGCCCATGACACCGGCGACACCATACGGATTCTGGATCGCAGCATACAGCCGGTCCCAGATTATGCAGGCTGTTTATAAGGTTTCCGTGCTTATCCCGGAGCAGCCTGTCCTGCCAGTTGGAATCATCCGCGTCGAAGGCGGCTGTCGCTTCCTTCTGCTTCTCCTCCAGGAGCAGGCGTGATACTTCCGGCAGGGATGCCGCCCACTCGGACATTGCTGTGAAGCTTTTCTTTGGGTCTTCATCCGGGAACTTATGGAGCCGGATCAGGTCAAAGGCATTGCAGGTCTGACGTGCAGCAAGGTCAGTCGCATGGTTCGAGTAGGCCAGCTTGTTATCATAAATCTGCACGCCGGGGCCGCTACTGCTTCCAATCAGGTGATACCGGTCATCCCGGACCTTTTCATATACGTCAGAAAGATACAGGTCTATCGCGTTCTGGATCGTGCCCATCGCCCGGCAGAAGGTACCGACGATGCCTTCTTTGGTGAGCGGGTCTTCGACCTTTCCCTTGCCTTCGTGAGGTGGAGCTTCTTTAGACGAGGTCGGCAGCGTCAGCGGATCCTTCCAGTTAGGATGAGAAGAAAGATACAGATCGGGATCGAGGGCCTCTCCCTCCACCTCCCGGAAGATGTATTCACCATCCGACGAGGTCGTAGGCCAGAACATCAGCTGGGACGGGGTAAAGGAGCAGGTATCGAACATCTCAATCCCAAGCTCCGCCGCGTAGTAACGGGTGATCGCGTTATACTCCTCCGGAGAAATATCTCTCGTCAGCGGGATGACAAGGCGGTAACGGGGAGCCGATGGCATATGGCCGTGCGTGGTATAGATCAGGGTTTCGAAGGGGCACAAGGCAAGATACTCGTCCAGAAATATTAAGGATGCATTGTCCACATCCAACGTCAGTAAAGATCGAACAACCACGGTAACCGCGCTGCGGACACCGTCCTTCAACACCCCGCCGACGAACCCGCCTTTGTCCTTGGCCGCGCTGCGCCCGGCGCTCTTCATTTTCTGATACTCCGCCTGTGTCTCCGCTGTGCGGAAGGTGTTCTTCAACCTGTCACGCAGTTCATCCAGTGTGATCGTGCCATTCTTCCACTTCTTGGCCTGGCGGTTTTCGCCAAATGCGACCTTGAATTCAGTCATCAAAATGATCCTCCTGTTCTGCAGGGAAATACCGGATCGGAATCTGGTGTTCCGCTGCGTAAGCTATTTCTGTTTGCATGCCCGGTGACAGCTCTCCAAACACCCACATTTCGTCGCAATACGAAAGCCAGGAAAGCCCAAGCTTCATGCCTTTCTCCCGTTCCTGCGGAGATTTATCATCCAAAAACTGCGTGAAATACAAGTGCGGAGCATATGGAACATGGCCCTCGGCTACTGCCTTTCGACAGTAGCCTTGTGCGCGGAGAATATTGCGGACGGTATCACCCGCAAAGGGCGAGCAAATGAAGACCCTCATGCTGCCCCCCTTTCTATGGTGGGAAGGATGCCCTCCGCCTTCAGGGTTTCGTAGAGGAAGAGCCGTCCCTTTTGCGTCCACTTCGTCCAGCACTGAGTACCGGGTTCTCCTGTCCTTTCGTTGGTGTAGTGGTAGGTTTCCGTCGAGGTATATCCCTTATCCTGATACTTTGCGTACAGGAGCCAGATATCACCCTGCTTATACTGGATGCCCAGCTTCTTCAGCAGCCGGTTGAACGTAGGCGCTCCCATGCCATAGTCCTTCGCGATGACAGAGGTTTTTACAAGTGACGGGCTCCGAAGCACGATATCGTAGTACCCGACCTTCGGCTTCATCTCCGCAATCTGCTGGGTCTGTACCGCCACTGTCGTCTGAAGAGCAGAGACTTTGTTCCGCTCCGCCTTCAGTTCCTGCAGGAGGGTGATCCCGAAGTCGGGATCCGCCAGGACCTTCTCCATCGTCGTGGGTGTCAGATAAGCCCCGTGCTTCCGGATAGAGGGAAGCACCTCCGACGTAACCCAGTGTTTGAAGGCACGGGCTGACGGCAGCTTGCTCTGAAGGATCAGGCTGTACAGCCCCGACTCGTTAATAACGGTCAGCTCCTGTGCTCCGCCAGGGGTGTCGCAATTCGCTACGCCCTTATCCTCTTCATCGACATGCTTCCGAAGGGCATCGCGGGGATTGGAATATCCCAGGACCTCCGCCACATCCTTTCCGACGAAGAACGGATCCCCGTTGATCTCGATCACCCTGACCGGATGATCCGTATACGTGAAAACCTGTAATGCGTTCATAAAACGCTCCCTTCTCCCCGGATGGGGGTATGTAATAAGAGGGCTTGCTTGCCCTCTACTTCTCCACGGACATTTGCAGTGCGGTTGACAACCAAAAACGAGAAAAAAGTTGTTCTGTTCCAAAAAAGAGAAAATTCCCCGGCGTTGCCACCGGGGAAGCATTTAATCCTTCATATAGAAGCCACCAGTACATTCATACCCATCCGCCCGAAGGATCAGGCCAGGAGCCCATGGTGGAACCGAACCCATCAGGGTGCAGATTTCTTGCACTGTTGTGTCTGGTGGACACTCCACAATACACTCGTCATGCACATGGGCAACAATACGGTAGTTTCGAAGCTGCTCCATGGCATAGCAAAGGATGTCCCGGCTGACCGCCTGTACAATGTTCTCCACCCATTTCCCGGCGAAGGATTCGATCCGAGACCAATGCTTTGTCGTATCCATCCCCATGTAGGTTACTGACTCTCCGCCGAAACGGTTCTCCCCGATCCGGGGCTTCACGTAGGAAAGCTGGCGTCCCGATGGCAACGTAATGTAGAGCATTGCGCCTCGGTACTCGAAGGTCAGGCCGTGGGTACGGGTGATCGTCTTCTCTTTCACAGCTGTCTTTACAGCCCTATCAACCGCCCACCACATCTGCACGATGTTTGGGTTGGCAGTCCTCCATGCCGAGACCAGCGGAGCCAGTTCCTCTTCCTTCATGCCCGCATCCAATGCGCCCATCGCGATCAACGCACCTTCCGCACCGCCATAACCACAGCTGAGAGTCGCCTGCTTGCCTTTCTGCCGAAGGTCTCCATTAATACCATGTTTCTCCACCTTGCAGTGGAACATTCTCCCTGCTGTCTCGCAGTAAATGTCGCCGCCAGCTTCAAACACATCCAGCACCCACTGTTCCCCGGCAAGCCAGGCAAGCACCCGACATTCGATGGCGGAAAAGTCCGCAACGATCATCTTGTAGCCGGGAGCGGGAATGAACGCAGTGCGGACGCACTCAGCAAGAACCTGGGGAACAGAGTCATATAAGGCTTCCAGAGCGGCATAATCTCCACGAGAAACAAGAAATCTCG